GTCGCCGTTCTCGTCCTGCGCCCACACTTGCGAAGGCACCATGTACGCGAAGGCTTCGGGGATGTAGCCGGAGCTGATGAAGTGTGTTGCGGGTTCCGTGCCGTCTGCACTGAGCGGCGTTTGCCACATGCCACTGCCTCCGGGGCCGAAGCTGGCAGCAAGCTCACGGGCCAGCGGGGCGTTAGAGGCGGTGATGATCATTGTGCGGAAGATGTCAGGCATGTCAGTAAGCCTTTGCGCGGGCGTTCATCCACGCTTCCATGCTGGTGATCTCCGCAGCCGTGGGCGTGCGTCCGAGGACAACGAGACCGTAGTCTCTGCCGTTGAACCAGTTTGAAGCCGCGTTTCGCGCCCCAAGATAGAGCGGATAGTTACCGTAGTTGCCGGTGCCTTGATCCAGTGTTGAGTTTGTTCCAGACACGCCATTTGTTCGCAGCGACATCAGATCTCCGGTAATGCTACCCTCCGCTGTTAGAACAGACGTTACGGGTGCAAGCGTTGTCGCACTAGTCGCTAGCGTGACGGGTGCAACACTTCCACGAGAATAGAAGCCGTAGTTTCCGCTTGCTCCTGTCGAGTTTGGCGCTGAAATAACAAATGAACCAGCATTTGACGCCACTGTGGCACTCAACTCCACAAGGATACCAACTGCCGCATCACTCAGCTTCCGCACCCCCGCGAACACGCTCATCTTGTCCGTCGATGTGAAATCAATCGCCGCCGTCTGCATCGTGGAGTTCGTGCCGTTGTAGCGGAGGTACAGCGGGAAGCCCGTGGTGTCGTAGTCCGTCGATGCTGCAACACGTTGATACGCGGGGAGCGAAGACGGCTCAGTCGATACCCTGACATCTGGATGCCATACATCTACGTCAACAGCCGCAGAAACATACCTTATTCTGAAAATGCGAGAGCCAGCACCGACCGAAGACGATACTGAGTGCAACGTCCATGTTGGAGTTGCCGTAATAGTCGTGCTTCCAGAAATATCCAGACCAACAACTTGATTTACGCCTGTGCGCGACCGAACCCAGATTGATCCGTTGTACGTGGCCGCGATTGCGGTGAATGACTGAGTAATGCTGTCGCCAGATGCCGGACAGGTTATTCTCCACGCGGTTTGTGTGCCGTCTGGATCAAGATTAGTTGAGGCAGTTTTTGTAGCGGTGCCCCCTACGCTCCAACTTGCCGAACTGAAGTCCTCAGTCGCTACCAAAGCATTTATTCTTGCCGCCAGCACGGGCCTGTTGATGTCCGTGGTCTGGTAGGCGTGGGAGCCGGGGAGTTCGCGGACGGAGATGTTGTCGATGGAGCCGATAAAACGAACTCCACTACTACCTGCAATTACGCCAAAACCGCCCGCAGATTGCCCTCGCAAGATAATGGTGTACGTGCCACTGGAGTTAATTTGGTACTGGCCAACTGTTGTATTGTATTGAGGACGCACCAGCAGAGCGCCCTGCGTGAGCGTGACCGTGATCGTTACGCGGTAGCTTTTTGGGGCAACAAGCGCCGCACTTGTTTGATACATCGCATTCGGGGCATCTGTCCCGTCATACGAAGCAACACCTCCAGAAATCGACCACCCCGTGGCCTTCGTCCAATCGGTGTCGGTGGCGAAGTCGCCATTCGTAATCAGTTCGCTCCCCAGCACCAGCCCCCGGCTCTTGTCCAGCCGCAGGCCCACGGGCTGCTCCACCGCCGTCACGGGCGTGGTGCCAGCCGCGTCCTGAAACATCGTCGTGAGGTCGGACGGGTCGTACCAGACGCCTTGCTCGCCTGCGGCGAAGAGCGCGGCGGGGGAAAACTGACCTGCTGACAGCATCATCACGCCGTAACTGGGCTGATAATAGTCCAGGTACCGCTTGATGCGGTCTTCGCCGTCAAAGCCAGCCGGAGATCGGATCATGCGTAATAGGACACGTTGAGCGTTGCGGATGCGGTCTGCTGAATAAAGCGAATGGCCTTAAGGTCGCCGTCGTAAGACAGCGACGTTCCGACAGCCAGCGGCATTCCGACCGATGCGGTCGGCGCCGTGCCGTCGTCGCGCCAGCGCACGGCCTGCGTCTCGGCCACGATCAGCGCCATGGTGGCCCCCGCAGGAACGGTAAGCGCGGTGGAGTTCGACAGGCTGGTGATCTGCTGGTAGCCGAGGCACTGCGTTGTGGTCTTGAGGCCCATGGTCTGCGTCCTTATGCGAGGAACTTCAACTTGTAGATGGTGGTATAGTACAAGCCGACAATTTCATCAATCACGTTCTGGAGCGGCGTGCAGTCCTTGTCTACCACCTTATACCGGATGTCTTCGATTTCTGTCGCCTGCCGCTCAAGAAATTCCAGCACATTGTTCGACTTGTCGGCTGACATCAGCATGACCGGACCAATCAGGCCGTACTTGCCTTGATACATTTCCGCGAACTTGTCGGCCAGGCCGATGATCTCATCATAAAAGCCGCCCAGCGCCTGATGCTTGGCAAACGACCGCGTGTTGAGGTGCGCCGAGTGCGTCACGTCGCGGGCGAGGAACAGCATGCCGAGAAACTTGTCGCAACTGCTCATACAGGGGCTCCTTCGGTCGGCATTTCAGGTGGCAACGGCATCTGCCGCTCGGATGGCTGCGGCATCGTCGGGCGCCCGTTCGAGATGTCGCCCGTCTCAATAGCCGCCGCAATGGTGCCCATGACGATGTCCTGTATCTGGTCGGGCGTCATGGCGTTCTGGACCGCCGAGATGCGTTTCGTCTCGGCGTCATACGCCTTGATCTGCATCTCTTGCGCTTCCATCGAGTTCTGGATGTTCTCGATCAGCCCCATGGTCTGGTTCAACTGCTGGGTCAGCGCCTCGATCATCTGCTCGGCGGACTGCAGTTCCGGCGACTTCTGGTCCTCGGCCAGCACCTTCGGGTCAAGGATCTTGCGGAAGCGGTCGGCCATCTCCTGCGCTCCCGGCCAGTCCATGTTCTTGATGAACAGGTCGCCCGCGACCTGCCAAAGCTGCGGGCTGGTCTGGAGGATGTTGGCCATGGCCTCCACTGCTTCCTGGCGCTTGGTCAGGTAGCTTGGGCCCGTCGTGATGACGACATCATAGGTGCCGACCGTCGGGTTGTAGATATTCTCGATGACGTTGCCAGCGGCGTCCTGAATAGCCCGCACGGGCTCAGGCTGCTGCGGATTGATCTTCGCCATGCCGACCTCGCCATCGACGCCGATAATGCGCGCGATGCGCTCTGTGTCGTAAATCTTCGGGATCAGATCGACAAGCTGACGGGTAACGTGGCGAATGGCGCGGCCAAGGTTATCAACGTAATGGTACGTGCCGGTGTCGCCCTCCTGCACGCGGGCAAGGATGGCCTTGCCGGACCGCTCGTTGCCCTGCTGACCAAGGCTGGCGTTGTACTGGCCCGTTGTGGACTTGATGTCCTCGGACGCGCCCATTTTGGCCTGAATGAGGCCCGTCTGCGCCATGGGCGGCTGGGCACGCTGCGGGAGAGGCAGGACATTGCCAGCACCGTCGGTCACATCCGGGTTCACTTCGAGATACGGCCAGTTCGTCGTGTTGGCCGTCTTCCATTGCATCTCGTAGCCTTCAAACTGGCCGCCGTAGCCAATGAAGGGGGCTTTGGGCGCCAGCGCTAGCATCTCGGCTTCCTGGCTGGTCCAGTAGTTATACATGCGCTGCGCGTCCTTGGCATTGCGCACAAGGCCCGACACGTACAGCCTGCCGTCCACCTCGAACTCGTTGCCGACGACGCGCACGACCGGGATGTACTTGCCCAGCCACTCGCGCTCGTCCAGCACCTCGTAGCCGTTGGTCTTGAGCCACATGACCTTGCGGCGGTCCACGGTGCGGGTGCGGACCGGCTTGCCGAACATCTCCTTGAGCTGCGCGTCCTGCGGCGTGCCCTTGAAGGCCGTGACGTTGCCGGGGTAGAGGTGCAGCGTGGCCTTCTCGTGGTCGATGTAGAAGTACTCCGCGATGCGGATTGTGTTCTCGCTGATCCACATGCTAAGCGACTGGTCGCCGATGCCGCGTGTCAGGATGGACGATACCGGGGCGGCGTCGGGGAACATGCGCTCGTAGTCGGCCTTCAGCACGTCCTCCGTGATGAAGCACCACTGCGCGTCCGACCCGCAGGGGTCTTGGATCGTCGGATCCATGTAGACGCTGAACGAGTTCCGCACGCGCCCGATCCGCAGATCCTGATCGAAGCTGTCCTCGCGGGCGTACTCGGTCAGAACGCGGATGTAGCCCTCGCCGTAGGTCACCTGGTTGTCGCAGGCGGTGTCGTAGGCCACGTCCGCATCTGACATGTACTCGATGTGGCGGATGATGCCGTCGAAGACCTCGGCCACCGCCACGTCGGCGTTGTCGTCCGCCGGGATCACCTTGCCGCTGGGCCGGTTCTGGCGCTGCTGGTTGGTGACCTGCCGGACGTGCTGCGGCAGCTTGTTGATGGTCAGGCAGGGCCGCGCGTTGATGGTCTGGCCCTGCACCGAGCCGCGCGTTGCCAGCACGTCGGCGGGCCACTGCCACTGGTTGTCGGGCGAGCCCGCCATAAAGCGCAGGTCGTCCAGCTCGTCCTCGCGGCTCTCGCTGTAGGCCGAAATGGCCATGGTGAACCGCGACCGCATGGTCGCGAGCATGTCCTCGCGGTCCGTACCGCCGTTGGCGACCGTCGCTGCCGTCGAGATGCCGTCGTCGGCCATTATTTGCCCTTCTTGCCCTGCGCCTTGCGCTTGACGCTGTATGCGATGGCCACGGCCTGCTTCTGAGGCTTGCCTGCGGCCATTTCAGTCTTGATGTTCTTGCGGAACGCGCCCTTGGACGCTGATTTCACAAGCGGCATGTCACTTTTTCCGTGTTTTGGCTGATTTCTTGAACGCTGCGGCGGTCGGAGCACCCTTCGCGCCGGGTTTCCGCATCTTTTCGCCCGATCCGGCGGCGATACGGGCGCGTTTGGCGTGAATGTTGGCGTAAAGTCCGGGTTTCTTGGCCATTTCAGCACTTCCACCGTCTCATGGAGGCTTTTGCGCGCTCCGCGTTCTTCGATTTGGCGACCACGCCGCCCATCCGGGCGCAAAAATTGGCCTTCCGGCCCTTGTCCGCCGCCGTTTTGGGGTTCGGAGCGGGCGGCTTCAGCTTTGAGCCAGTCGCCCGGTTGTATTTGGCGCGGCCCTTGGCGGTCAGCCCCGCGCCCTTGCTGACAGGGAGCTTCTCGCCGCGTCCGACGGACAGGGATACGCCCTTCTTGGCCATGTTACGTGCAGTGGATGACTGCGAAGTTCAGCACAACGGCCTCGGACAGCGAACCACCCGAAATGTTGCGCAGGACAAAGGTGCAGGAACCCGCCGCATGACCGGAAACCCAGCAGTTATAGGTTTCATTCGACGCCACGCCGCCCGCCACGTTGACGATCACCACGTCCTTGGCGCTGATCTTGCTGTTGGTCATGGTGAACGCCACGTTGGTGGTGGCGTTGAGCGCGGCGTTGTTCATCGTGATCTGGCCCGCCGAGGCGTTGATCGTCACACCCGTGGACTTGCTCGTCGCCTGGGTAACGGTGGACTGCGCCGCCGCCGTGTAACCAATTTCGTCGGACGCATAAACGTCAGCGGCGGTGATGTTATCGGCGCCGATGATGTCCTGGTCCTCATACGCCACGCCAATCGGTTTGGTGTTGCCCATCGCTATGATCCTAGCCAAGAGGTTGAAATACTGCCCGGACCATAAGCCTTGCGCGGCGTCCTGTCAACGCGCTCGCTTCTGGAGGCCACGGGGAACGCGAATGTAACGGCAATCGCGTCCGCAGCGTCGGGGCTTGCGAGCCCACGGGCTTTCATCTCTTTCTTGCCTTCGAGGAAGATCGTACCCTTGCTGTCCGGCTTCATCAGCGGCGAGATCAGGTCGGTCTTCAGCACCCGGTCCGGGGGGATCGACGCGGTTTTCAGCCATTCGCGCATGGCTCCCCACATCTCGGCCCGCTTGTTGCCGTACATGACCGGCTTGCTGCTCTTGGACCCAAAGTTGACCCCCTTTACCTTGTACCGCTGCTCCTTCAGGCGGTCCACGACGCCCGCCCCCAGACCGCCCTCGTCGATGACGACCATCGCGGGCTGGTACTCCTCCATGGCCTCGATGACGCGGCCTACGACTTCCATGGTGTCGTCGCCACGGTATCGGCGGACTGCCACAAGGTCTCTGCCTTGCCGTACCGCGATAACTGTAGCGTCGGCACCGAAGCGTGCCGGGTCCACGCCGAGGATAACCGGAGCCGAGGCGTCCTTATGGCGGGGTCGGCCCATGGCGTCGTCGACGAGATGGATCGGGATGAACTGGTCATCTCCAGCCGAGGGAAACTCACCGTAGACCTCAACATGCGCCTGAACGCTGTCAGGCCCGTATTCCTGGATGATCTGCTCATAGACCGCCTTGTCCGTCCCTTCGACCGTGCGGGCGTCCACGGTCTTATTGCGCCAGAAGTCCCGCTTGGCGTTAAACGCCTCGTAGAAGTAGCCCGTGTTGCGGCGGGGGTTGGAAAACGCCAGCCAGAAGCGGTTGGGCGTGTTCTCGGTGAAAAAGCCCTGCGCCACCTGCCAGATGCTGTCGGAAATACCGCTGGCTTCGTCGAAGACCAGCATGACGCCATCGAAATTGTGAACGCCCGCGTAAGCGTCCGGGTTCTCTTCCGACCACAGACGGCCTTCGACGCCCCAGTAGCGCGTGCCCTTCTTCAAGTCGCGCTCGACCAGTTCGGCCAGCCACTTGGCGGGCATGACGCGGGTGGCCGAGACCTCGAACCAGTGGCTGTTGAGCGCCAGGGCCAGCCACTTGGTGATTTCGGCCCAGGTGATGGACCGGAGCTGCGTCTCGGAGTTGGCCGACACGATGATGCTGGACCCAATCCGGGTGGACAGCATCCAGATGACCAACCAACTGACGAGGGCCGACTTGCCGATGCCGCGACCCGACGACACGGCCATCCTGAACGTGTCGAAGTCCAGTCGGCCTTGGTTGTTCTTGATGTGGTCCGCCAGTTCCTTCAGCACCTCGCGCTGCCACTTGCGCGGGCCGTTGAAGTGCTCCAGCGGCGTGCCGGGCTGCCCCCACGGGAACAGGTACATGACGAACTTGAGCGGGTCGTTGGCGATAGACGGCGCCCACAGGGACGCCATCAGCGACTGTTCGTCCTCCGCGCTATAGATCGGTGTCTGCACGCGCTGGCTCCGATCCGGCTCCGGTCAGGTCTGTGGCGACGGCGTCAATCACGCGCTGCTTCGCCTGCTCCAGCGCCGCCGTGATGCTGATCTTCTGCTCGATGCTGACCTCGACCGCCTGCTTGGCCACCCACCCGTGGGCGTAGCGCAGCATCTCGGTCGCCGCCTTGGCGTCGCCCGCCTCGGCAGCGGCGTACAGGGTGGTGGCCATGGCGCGCTCGCCGTCGGCGCGGCCCTTCTGTTCGGCGTACTCCGCGATGGGGTCCATCTGGCAGAGCTTGCGGTACTCGACCGGCGTCATGCCAGCGGCGAGTGCCAGGCTGTCGCCCTTGAGCCCCAGCTTGGCTGCCGCGTAGATCGCCTCCAGACGCGCCTCGGTGGCGGTCAGCGGACGCGGGTCATAGGGCAGCGACTGGAAGGTCATGACGTTAAGATAGCGCGGGTTGGCTGTTTGAGCAAGCGTCAAGTATTTTGTTGT